GCATCGCGTACGGGACTCGAACCCGTGTTGCCCGCGTGAAAGGCGGGAGTCCTGGACCGCTAGACGAACGCGACTTGAACCGGCTTTGACAACATCTTGGAGGCGGGAGCGGGAATCGAACCCGCGAGTTATTCCGGCATATATTCAGGGGGTATTTTGTCATGGTTTTACTAGGTTTTTTTATGTTTGTTGTTGATGGATTTACTACGCTGTACTACGTTGCTCCTATGGCATCCTACTACAAGCGCAAGGATAGTCCCTATTATTGGGTTGGCGTGATGCGTCCGGATGGGCGGCGGAAATACCGTGCGACAAAAATCAGGCATGACCAGCCTGGGGCCCTGCGGCGTATTCTGGAATATGTGCGCGGACTGGAGAAAGAGGAACAGATGGCCCGGAATGAAGATGGCCGCCAGTTGTTCAAGGCGTGGGTGCCGGCGTTCCTGGAAGAGTTTCAACGTGAAGGCACGCGCCGCCGTTATCAGGTGGCGTGGAGGCATTTGGATTTGTTTTTCAGGCTCCGGGATGTTCAGCATCCGGGGGAAGTGGATTATAACCTGTTGAAAGATTATGTGGCTTTCCGGACGGATGCGGCCATGGCTAAGGAGTACGGTTGGCGCGCGTGTACCCGCAATAGTGCCATTCTGGAGCTGAAGGTGCTGGGGCGCATCATGACGGAGGCGGTAAGGAAGGGCTATATTTTCGCAAACCCGTGTTATCACATGGGCTTGAGAAAAGACCCGGCGCGGGAGAAAAGGGAAATCACGAAAGAAGAAGAACGGCGCATTGTGGAAGCCTTGAAAGAGGCTCCGGAATGGATGCGGGATTCTTTCATGATTGCCATGAAGCAGGGATGCCGGCTGAAGGAAGTTCAGGTGCCCGTGGAACGGGTGGATCTGGAACATGATACTATCCGTTTTCTTGGCAAGGGGGGCCGGATGCACGAGGCCCCTTTGCATCGGGACATTAGGCCGATTGCGGAAAAGGCCATGCGGGAGGGGCGTTCCTCCCTGGTTAAGTTGCCGGGGAACGCAAGCAAGCAATGGTGCCAGTTTTTTGACGATTTGGGGATGCCTGATTTGAGTTTCCATTGTACGCGGGTAACGGTAGTGACCCGGCTGGCGCGCGCGGGCTTTTCTGAAGGGCAATGTATGCAATATGTAGGGCATGCGTCGGAGCTGGTACATGCGATTTACCGCAAACTGAAAGCGCGTGATGTGGCTCAATTAGGTGATGTTTTGTAGGCGTCAAGGTTGCGTTGCGGAATGCCGTGGGGGCCGGTAGGGCTTTTGCGTTCTTTGTACGGGCGGAATTCCGGGTTTGCTTTGAGCCATGCCAGGGCGTCTTTAATCAGGATGCGGCCGCCTGGGAACGGGCAGCCCCATTTTTTCATTGCGGAGGTGAAAGCCATGGTAACTCCAAGCGCGGCGGCAAGCTGGGTCTGGTTAAGCAGCCGCGGGGAGTTGCTCGGCAAGTTGCGGAGTTCTTCTTTTTCTTTTTGGGTCATTGGTGTGTGGGGGGGGGTTAGAGGTGGATGATATAAGGGGTGATGGCCGTGCAGGGGAGGCCGTGGCGTTTGATGTGGGCGGCGTAGGGTGATGTTGGGATGTGGTGGCGGCAAAAGGTTCCGGAAGTCCGGTGGGTTTGTAGGTAGCAGGTTTCCCCGTCCGTTCCGGATCGGCGGCTGATGACGCAGGCTCCTAAATTGAGGGGGGTGGCCGTTACTGTAGTGTCGGTAATGTCCGGATCGGCGGCATTGATTTTGTAGTCAATTTTCTGTTCCGGTGCCCATAGCTGGCAGTTTCCGCAGCATTGGCAAGAGGTGCCGTTGAAGTTGTCTTCAATGTAACTTGTTTCTATTTTGTAAACATACATAATTTTCTAATAAAAGGATATTTATGTTGATTTCTAGCGTGATGGAGTTCTTCATAAGAAAATTTCTTTTCCTTCCAGTTGTTTTAATATCTTATCCCTTCTTTTGCGGGCCACGTATAGATCTCGGGTACTGAGAAGTTTTTTTATGATTTTGTTTTCTTTTCCATTAGTGAGATATAGAACGATATGAAACCCGTCTTTGTCTAGCCAGAGGTTATAGTTGTAGTCATAGTCATGTATGGGTTTGGAGATAAGCCGGTAGTAGTTGTCGGTTTCTTTATTATGTTCTGTATTCATATTCTTTTATTTGTAAGATGTCTGTGATAGATAGATAAGTTTTGATGTGGCGTCGTTCGGAGTGTCGCCGTAAGCTTTTTGGGTTATCCATATTCCATTAAGACGGTAGGCGCGCCACTTCCGCGAACCTTCTTTTGTGATGAAAATTTTAGTTCCTTTGACTCTTAGAGCATCCTGTTTTTTTGAATAGGTATAGTCGTATTTGGTGGTCATTTTTTTCTTCTTTTCCGGTTGAGTATTTTTCTTTTAATTTCCTTCCAGTTGTTGCCGATGGAGCCGGTGCATATATCCTTGACTATGGAGCCGTCATACATTGCTTCAATGTGCATGGCGTCAATTTTCAAGTGGGCTTTCCATACGTTAAGGCCGTATTTCCTTCTTTTGGCCGGAGCTTTCATAGTGATATTTGATTAAGCGGTTTTCTGGTTGAGGGTGTATTGATTCTTCAGGGCGTTGTGCAGGGACAGAGCCATTTCATAGGCCATGTGGACTTCTACGGCGTTCCCTATGAATTTCCTTTGCTGGGTTTGCGTGCCGCAAAGTTTGTAATCTTCAGGGAATCCCATGACGCGGAGGCATTCACGGATGGAGAGCGGGCGCATGCAAATATCTGCAATGCCCCTTTCCCGCATGGCCCGTTTGAGGGTCAGCATGGCTTCCGTGTCTCCTGGGGCGTCCTGGCTGTAATTGGGGCATCCGGTGTAACGGCATGTGTCCAGGTAAAAATAATCCCTTGTGAGCAGGGTTTTCATGGGCTTGTCCAGCGGGTACACAAGCCCTTTAACTCCGGGGCGCATCATGGCGCGGATGAAGGATGCCGTGGCGACGGAGTAATGCGAATTGGTCATGATGGCCGGGCTGGGCCGGTTTAATGATGCCGGTTTGCTTTTGCCGAATTGCTGATCCAGAAATTGGCATTGAACAACGCGCGGTTTAGGAACCGTGGTGAGAGCAGGGCATGGAGCTTCCGTTGCGGAGATCTGGCCGCCTCCGGAATAGTAGGAAGCCATGAAGATGGCCGTGACCGGGTATTTCTGCTGTTTGGTGCAGAGGGTTCCCACGGGCGCATGAATGGAAGTGGCGTAACCCTGGCCGTAATAGTTATCCATGAATTTTCCGGCCGCAAGATACAGGTTTTTCTGCGTGCAGACGGTAACGCATGGAGCTTCCAGCGGATGCACATGACCGGGGCCTGACATGTACCGGAAGATGAATTGAGGCCGGGCAAATTTTTTGATTCCTTCCGTCAGGCGGCGCAAGGTGGCATCACAGAGGGGTTTTTTTCGCGTGAAAATGGATTGGCCGAAGTCATCAAGGTCAAGAACGTCCCTGCACGGTTTCCAGTTTTCGCGGGAATGGGTGGGAACCGGCCATGCCAGGGGAAGGCCGTAACGTCCGAACTGAACAAACAGGCGTTTCCGGGAGGTGTAGGCACCAAAATCCGCAGCGTTAAAGATGCGCCAGTCCCCGGAATATCCCATGTCTAAAATATGGAAAAACCATAACTTAAAGGATTCTCCTTTGCGGGCCTTGTCCGGCACCAGTTTTCCGTCCTTTTCCAGCATGGGGCCCCATTCAAGGAATTCCGTTACGTTTTCAATCTGGATATAGTCCGGTTGCAGGGCTTTAATGTAACGGTAAAGGTGCTCCGCAAGGCTGCGGCTGTCCGGATCGCGCGTCTTGCCGCCTTTCGCGCGGCTGAAATTGGTACATTCACAGGATGCCCATAATACTACTTTAGTATCGGGGTAACGCAGGCGGAGCATGGCAACGCGTGCGGCAATGGGCGAGATGTCCAAGGTTCTGATGTCTTCCGTGTAATGGAGGGCGTCAGGGTGATTGGCCGCGTGGGACGCTATGGCCGTTGCGTCATGATTGACGCAGGCCACTACCTGCACCCCCGGCCCCCCGCCCACCCCCGCAGCGACCCCGCCCCCGCCGGCCCACCGCGC